GAACATTATTAACCGTATCAAGGATAAAATAAGCATTATTTATGGTGGAAGGTTTTATAGCCGTTGTATCGTTTGACCTTCCACGAAAAACCAACCCGTCGCCCGTGGTTTGATATCCAAGCCGTTGTTTATTGCCAGTCGCTGGGTACTGGGCAAAGAGGCTGAGGTAAGCAAGTAAAAAAAGAATTGAAGGCAAAGTTTTTTTGCCTCCAATCTTCTTAATTAAATTACTCCCTATTTTAATTAAAACCTCCTGAATTAGTATTTCGCCGATGCGCCCCAATGCCTTGAGAAATCGCCTTTCTTTTTTTGGTTTCTCAATCATAACACAATTCCTAAAGTATTGTAAATGTCAGTTATTTCCTCATGCTCATCGCAAGTTGAATCAGGACAACCAATAGCGCTTGAAACAAAGCCAGTTAATCCCGTGGCGCATGAACACAAATAATCTTTAATCCTTTTTTTCTTTACGTCAAGCCTTTGCAACAAAGTATCTTGATAAAACTTTAATCCCTCAACGCCCACGTTTTGCCCGTATTCGTTATCTAAAGTGTACAAGCCGTTTGTTCCAAGTTGCATGACCATATAAGGCGAAGCTTCGTAAAGAACGGCATTGGCGCAAAAGGATTTTAATTGACTGTCCCAAAGTTGCTGGTAAGCCGTTGAACTAAAAGCCGTTGAACTTCCTTTGTCCGCAACCAATGTATCATAAAATGAAACGCCAATAGCGGGAACAATCCAACGGTATTCCGCATCTTGAATATGAGGGCTAATAAGTGATTTGTCTATTCTTATATCCGCTGGGGTTGGTCGTGCCACGCCGCCAGCTATTACTTCACTCGGTTGTATCAGTTGGCTCATTGGTTGGGGTTGTTGTTGTTTCTATTTCGATAGGTGAATAACCTAATATTTCTCTTTTCTCATTTATTGACAAGTTCTGCTCAACCGCTATATCTCCCATAAAGGATACAGGCAAGGTGTTGGATATGCCAAAGGTAACGTCAACAAACGCTGGATTATACGCGCTTATTTCGTTTAAAAACGGGTTAATAATCTTTGATAACAAAAGATTTTGCCGTGGCTTTATTACCGTGTTTTGCAAGTATTCCATTTCTTGGCGAATCTGTTGATTAGTGCCAAGTTGTCCCGACGTTGCAAAGCCAGCTAAAGACTTTGACCATCTGTTCGCAACTACAATCGCTGACGCTGCCAAGTTTTGCAAGTTTAAAAATTCGCCCTCATTTTCTTTTGAGGTTGGAATCCAATTTGCTTTTAATTTTTCATCGCGTAAAATCTGGACAAACAATTTATGATTGTTGCCCATGCCTGTAAACTTTGACTCAATGCCCTCAACAAGGCTTTTGGCTTCCGTCTGCGTCATTGAGCCGAAAAACTGCAAGATGCCCGAAGGCATGAAGCCATTTTCAAACTTGCTTGTATTAAATCGCTGAATCCGGTATTCCATTTCCGCCCACATCTTCGCCCCTATCCATTCAGGCAAACCAAAGTAAAAATACCCCGCCGCGTATTGCTTAACGTGGATAATGGAACGTTCCGTGCCGTCCTCTAATTTTTTAAACTCAGGGTAAATCGGTATTTCCCTAAACCCCTCGTTCTCGTAATACGTCCCCTCAGTCGTCAACGGGACTTCTTCCCAGTTGTCATATATGCCAATAGAACGAATAATCTGGTCAGCCTCGGCTTTCCTAATGCCAATGTTGTAAACAGGAACATGATAAATGTAAGTGAAAGGCTGCGAACCAACCTTTCCCCTTACAATTTCTGCAAAACAATTACCAAAAGCATCGTAATCAAAAGCTAAAGCACCTAAAACTTCTTGTAAATTTTGGCTATGCAAATTAACCTGACCTATAACTTCCTCAATCTCATTTAAGGAATCATCGGCTATTACCTCGCCTTTCATTGAGGTTGTAAGCAATGTATTGGATTTTCCTTTCATAGGAATAAATCCATCGCCTACAACCATGTTTACTTTATCTTCAATAATACGCCTTAGTGTCGGCGAATTATTTACTATGGCAATTAAACTTTTAAGAAAGTCATCTTTCTGCGTAAAAAATCTTACCCACTTTGCCCCCGTGAAATCAAGTCTTTCCCTTGAAGGTTCATTGAAAATATCCTCTTGCACTAACATAGTGTTTGAGGTATCTAAAGTCACCGAAGCCAATAAAGGGCTTTGATTTCTTTTTAAATTTCGATTAGCCCTGTTCGGTGTTGCTTGTATTGTCTTCTTTAATTGGCTCATAGGTTTTTTTCTCAGGAGTAAAAATGACGTGTTGGCTAACAGATACGGGGTTGGCACTGTACCAACCCCTTAATTCTGCTTGTGTAAAATCTCCGATAGCCTTCTTAAGTATTCCCGCCTTTCCCGTTGGGTCAGCCCCGACGTAAATCATTAGCTTACTTTTTTCTCTAACTATCATAATTTATTATTTAATCAAGTGCATTCATTACTGTTGCACCGTCAACAATAAACCTCGCTTTATTTGTGGTTCTGCAAGAAATCGTCAATGTTTCCTGATTTGAATCGGTAAACAAAGCGCCTGATAAACCTTCGGCATTGGTTAACCTTGCTGGTCTTTTCTTTGCCCCAATCGTCTCAGCGCCCCAAATCCAATAGTTACCCGTGTTTTCAACGTGTACACAAACCAAGCCGCAAGCCTGATTTGCCATGTCTTGAATAAGGTTTCTTAACTCCTGATCGCGGCAATTAATGATTCCCGTTAAACTTTGCTCAATGGCTACCGACAAAGTGTCTGGGTCTTGCGTCACCGTTTCAGTGAACGCGCCTGAGTTATCCCTAAATTCAATTTCGTAAAACACGGCAGCCGTTGATGCCATTGTTATTGCCGTGGTTGCTCCTGATGCGTTGTTGGTTATGCTTGTCACCTGATTAGCATTGGCAACGTAAAATTTGCCAATACCACCAGCGCAAGTGCCATCTGTACATTGATTAAGCCAACCGCCTGTTATTGCGCTCATTCGTTATTGATTAGTAGCCTAAGCTGATTAATGATGGGTGAATATAATTAACGCCCATTTTGAAGCGCGCTTTAATGTACACCTTTTCGTCTTTCTGGTCATACCAAAGTTCCAAAGCCGTTTCAGGGCTTAACACGTCCGTTGCAAGTACCTTGTTTTGCGGCGTGGTATATTCAACGTAATGAGGTTTGGTTGTTCCAAGTCCTGTTGCAATATCGTCCCAACGGAATTGAGGTACAACGGGTACACCACGGAAGGTGAATTGCTCAACACCGTTAATCAACTGAAGTAAACCATAGTCACCGCCACCGCCGTTTTCAATGTCTTCCCTTAATTGAGAATAAACGCTTTGCGTCACATTGAATACTTTTTGGTTCGCAGGTAAACCTTTCAACTGTAAAGGAGCTTGGTCATACACAGAGCGAAGGATTGCAAAGCCGTCACCTGATGAAAGGTCTGAGCCTGAACCAGTGTTTGTTCGAGGTGTCAAAGCATCGGCAACCAACTGAGGGTAATAAACAGTCCAAAAGCCGTCTAATGAATCAAAGTTTGGATTGTTTGAAGACTGGTCACCAAAGTAAGAAAGACGGGTAATATCATTTCTTATCGCCTGTTGTGTACGGGTCAAAAGAATATTTTCAATCAATGTACCTGAAACATCTGGAAGCCTTGTACCTGTTTTCAACAACTCTTCAAAAACGGTATCCTCGAATTCGTCCCAACACATTTCAAGATCCACCTTCATTTTTTCAACGTCAATAGTACGCTGGTAAATGTCAACTGAACCTACGGGATTAAATCCGCAGCCTGAGTACTTTCTTACAATGTTTTCCAACTGTTGTACAAAAACCATCTTCTTTTTATTCGCGACGTTACCAAGTACACGGAATTGTCCGCGAAGGTCATCGTCAAAGAATACTGGTTCTAAAAAAATGTTATTTGCCTCAGTACCTCTGAAGGATACGTCTAATTGGCTTATTTCAACTAATGCCATTTTGTTTTAATTTTAAAGGTTTGGATATGAAATGGTTGCAGACGTATTTGTTAAAACAAAAGCATCCTCAATGCCAAATGAAAACTCTGTCTTTGCGCCTGCGGTTGTTGCCACTGCAAACAATACTTTCCAATCATTACCCGCGTTTAACGCCGAGGTATTGATTTGTAAAATTGCGGTTGGTGCTGAGGATTGCCAGTTGGCGTATGCCTCATTTCCTGATTCGTCCATTACGGTAACCTTGTAAAAATCGCTTGCACTTGTTACACCTGTCAATGGTGCAAAGTTCAAACGCTTTCCAGCTGAGGAAGTTCCGTAGGTGAAGGATACGGGAATGCGATCCGTAAAGGTATCAATTCCGTATAATTGCTCCGCGTTTACTCCATTTGCATTTGCATAAGGGTTGGTGCGATTTAAGCTGTTTTGCCCGACGTATGTGTTTGAATCGAGAAAACCATTGACGTTTGCTGTTGCCATTATCTTTGTGATATTTTAGATTGAACTAATGAAGCGAAAGAATCAAAGTAACTCGATTTCGCTTTTGTTTCCTGAACCTTTTCATGTGCTGAGCCGCCCGAAGGAAGTCCAACGCCTTTTTTTACTTGCGACCTGAGTGCGACTAATTCATTCCCCAATGTCTCCAGAACCGATTCAATTTCAGTAATCGAATTCTTTTGTTCTTCGGTTTTCTTGTACATGGATTCCATTTCCTCTTTTTGCTTTGAGTGCATTGTCTCCATTTCATCGGGTGATAAAACAAAGTAGCCTTTTTCTTTGAGCATGGAAATAGCAACTTCCACCTCGTCGTTTTTCGGCTCCTCCTCCATTACTTTCTCCTCCTCAATAACATTTTCCACAACGGGAGTTTCATCTATGCTATTAAGAAGGCTCTTGATTTTTTCTAAAATAGAACTACCCATTTCATCTTCTTTTTTTGTATTGTTTAATAATGCGGCTGGTACATTCAAGAACTTGTTTAGGCTATTTTGCAACGGTAACATATCAATGTTTTTTTCGCCAACTTTCACAATTTCATCAATGAAGCCAAATTCTAATGCCTCCTGAGCGGTCAGCCAAGTTTCAGCTGCCATCATATTCGTAATAATTTCCTTTAGGTTCTTTTGGTCTCCCTTGCGTTTAATAACCGAAGCCGTGTAAATGTCAAGTAACTTTGCCTCCATTTTGTCTAACAATTCAGCCGTTGCCTCGAGTTCGTCGGCGTTACCCATTGTGTAACTCCAAGGTCTGTGAATCATCATGAAAGCATTTTCAGTCATTTTAACATTATCCGCTGCCAACAGTACAACCGTTGCAATGCTTGCTACCAAGCCGATTCCTGTTGCCGTGGTTTCTTCCGGGTAATTAGCCACTAAATCAGCAATACCCATTCCTTCGGTGACGCTGCCACCGCCCGATGATATAGTCAAATTAATTGGCTGCCCGTTCGCCTGGTTAATTTTGGTTCTTACTGAATTATAAGAATTAACCGATTCCGAAATTTCCCCTAAAATATCTATACTTACTTTTGCCATGTTTTTTGCTTTGTCCTTTTGTATCGCTTTGTACTTTGCCTCAGCCCAAACCCTCATAGCACTTCCACCCCATGCGTCGTACATTACTGAGCCGCAAATCTCCGAACCATCTTCATCAAAGTATTTCCCTTGGTCATACGTTTCCGCGCGGCTTAAAAATGAATAGGTGCGTTGAACCGTTTCTTCCGATAAGCCTTCACCATTGGCTATTTGATTTGCCCTTAACCAACCGACACGCGTACCACATGAAGAACCGTTGTCCTTCTTATGTTGTAACGCTTTCTTTGCGTTATTTTTTGCCGTGTCTGGGTAATCAGCGTATGTCATGGTGTAAATTTATTTATTATAATTTTTCTTATTCCTTTTTTTGCTGATTCCATAGCCAAAGGATTCTGGGTGTTGTATTATGTTATACACGGTTTTTTCACTCAACCCCGTACTAATGCTAATATCTAAAATAGCGTTCATCTTGCTTTCGTTTTCAAACAATGCGGCTGGATACAATTCCATCACCATGAACTTTGCAATCGTCAAATCTTTTATAATGTTAGTTTGGAATAAAAAGTCAATAAGGGTATAAAAGTCAGGCTTTATACCGTCCTTTTCGCATAATGCTTTGAATTTATACAAGACGCTTTCTTGAAATTCAATTAATAATTGCTTATCTATTTCCCTTTTATTGGTTTCCATCGCGCCAGTAATTTACAATTTGTCTCATTTTGCCCACTACCTTTGTCCGACACGCTGGGCAATTTCTTCTTTCAGGCTCGTAATGGTTGACAAAATTGTTATAAATATGAAATAGGTAATCCATATCCACGGGGTCAATGGATAAAACACGGTAAGTCCTGTCTACCGCTGCCATGACTTGCGTCTTATATTCTTCGGGGATACGGGTTGCAAGTTCTGCCCAAATTGAATCTACTTTCATACAATTACACATTTATAAAGTTGCTTTGACTTTTAACTTATTTCCCTCAGCTAAATCTCTTGCAATGTCATCGGAAACAACGTAGGCTTGTAGCCTATCAATTCGGTTGTTTATAGCGTCGGTCTTTGCCTCAATCACTTGTAAAAAGCTACTTAATCCGTTGTCATTTGAAATGGCTGATAAAGGTGCAGAAATTGGCGGGACAATTCCACCGTCCGCAAATCCTTTGATTCCAATGCGCCTAAAGGTAGGCGAACCACCTAATAAACTTTGTTGGCGTTGATTCAACACAACCTCACCACGTTTAATGTATGCCAGTACATTATCACCGTTTGAACGCGTTGGTATGTTTTGTTTTCTTGTTACCCTTTCCCCAGTTACAACGCCACCTTCTGCAAGTGGCTGAGCGGCTATCGTAGCAATCTGAGCGGCTGCGGCAATACCCGTAGGAATGGCTGCAAGTAAATTGGCTGGGAACGGAACGGAAGCCAACGCCCTTTGAACCGCTAAAGCACCTTGAATGATTGCTTGAATAATGGCAATCTTCTTATCCTCTTTCGCTGCCTTTAATCGTATTGCTTCTGCTTCCTTTTGTTGTTGCTCAAGTAAAATCTTTTGATTTGCAATATCCTTTTCAATCCTTTTCTTCCTTAACCCCGATGCCTTTTCAGCCTTTGCCTCAAGGTCTGCGATATTGTTTTCCGTGTTGGTTATTTGCTCATTAATTGCCTCGGCTTCCTTTTCCGCGCGTGCCTGTTGAAACGATGCAATTAAATTAGTAACCGAAAGAATAGAATCACCAACCGCGTCAATTAATTTTTGCGCATTTTCTTTTTTTACCCTTATTCTTTCTTTATCTATTTCTTCTTCCTTTAATGCTGCCTCTTTATTATTTTTAATATTTTCTTGATTGGCTT